AATGGCTTATAAATGTGGCATTAAATGGGTTAATGACTTATTTATGTTACTTATAGGTTTATTTATTATATTTATATATAACTTATAGGTTACTGCTCTTTCGGTGAACGAACCTAGCCTACCTAGATTCGCCTTCATCTGCTCCATCGGAGTTACAGAACCCGCCAGTCTTGCGTGGTATAGGCACTAGCTTCGCCACCTATTTTGCGCTGTTTCAACCACTTACCCTTCTAGTAACGCTTGTATCCAAACCGCTACGATGTCGTTAGAGCCGCCAGTTTAGACCGCAGAAATAGAAAAACCCCATAAGGTTGCTCTAAGTTGATACCGCTTAAGTAATGAATCGGTAGCATTACCTAAACGCTCAAAGCAACCCTATAGGGTCTTACCGATTTAACTAAGCAGGTATCAATCTGCCCAATTAGTATAACCTAATTTGCTCTTTTGTAAATAGATATACTTCGGTCTTTGTGGCCCGTGCTACCTCGATACAAAATTGCTCCAACTTCTTTCCATTCAATGTTTCTGTAAAAAGGTCTTTGCCAGTCAAGCCAAACCACATAAGCGTTAGGTTGTGTAACTTGATACATTTCTCTAAATACTTGTTTTACATTAAGATTTTTAGCCTTACAGCCATATCGTTGTTGATATTCTTTAAGTCGTTCTTCGCCATATGGCGGGTCAGCCACAATCAAATCGTATTTTTTGGTCAAATATTTAGACAATTCCCTAGCATCTGCATAGATTGTGTCAGGGTTTTGTGGGTTTATATCAACCTTATCGCCTTTTAAATCTGCGTCATTTATTTGACCAGCGTATAAGTGTAAAACGCTTTTAGCGGTTGGAAAAAGTGCCGCTATGCGTTTTAAGTAATTACCCTGATACCCGCCATAATAATCGTTAGATTTGGCGTAATTATTACCTAAATAAATAGCCCCAGTTACAAGGCTTGATTGGTCAATTTGTAAATATTTGCCAAAAACCTTGTTGTAATTGTCAACATCAATCATTGCAACTCAGGCCAAATCAGATGCCAAGACTGGGGAAACATATCCTTGCGGGTTACCAGCCCATGCGATTCACGCTCGATTTGGGCTGCCAGTTCCAATAGCTTACTGTGGGGCAAACCTTCATGTTGCCAACGATGTACGGCTTGGGTGGTTACCTTGAATCTGCGGGCGATTTTGGCAGGGCCACCGCATAAATGAATCATTTGTTTAGGTGTAAGTTTGAAGTCCATAAAAGTAATTTTATTGGTTAAGTAGATATTTTAACAACAAATCTTGCACATGGGTAAAAAAAGGTTTATAGTAAAGTTACCTGACTACTCAGGCTAACTTATGGAGAAAATTATGGATGACTTACAGGAATTACACAACGATATGATGGCTGAACAAGAGAAACTTTGTATAGCTTTGGATAAGGCAGAAGATGGCGATATGCTGACATTGGAAGAAATTGACCTAATCAGGTTTCATTGCGGCCTACCCAAAAAGGGTAGGATTAACCCCATTTTGTCTGCTATTGCCGATGATTTTTCTAATATTTTTGGGGGAAAACAATGATAGTTACAGGAAGCGCACCCGTGAAAGAATTTAAGATTGCACCAACTGGGTCACATTTGGCCCGTCTATACCGCATTATTGACCTTGGTACGCAGAAGTCTGAGTACATGGGCAAAGTCAATATGTTGCGTAAAGTAAAGTTTTTTTGGGAATTGCACGGTGATGACCTAAAAACCGATGAAGGCAAACCCTTAATCCAAACCCGCAATTACACGCTGTCGCTAGGCGAAAAGGCTTCGTTACGGAAGGACTTGGAATCTTGGCGTGGCAAATCATTTACCGATGATGAGTTGCGGGGCTTTGACCTAACAAATTTGTTAGACAAATGGTGCATGATTACCGTTCAGCATAGAGAATCCAATGGAAAAACCTATGCAGATGCGGTAGCTGTAACGCCAGTACCAGCCGTAGTTGCTAAAGCTGGTTTACCTAGTGGCGTAAACCCAACACTTCTGTTTGATATGCAGAAGTTTGACCAAGCTGTATTTGATAGCCTGTCCGATGGCCTAAAGAACCAAATTCAACAATCGGCAGAATTTCAAAACAAGAACCGCAAAGTCCACAATGCCATTGAGGATGATGAGGATTTATCAGTACCTTTTTAAGGAAATTATATGAAAAAAGCACTTGTAGGAATTGCAGCGTTTTTTGTAGTAGGTGTGGTGTTAGCCCAATACGCTAACTGCTGGCAACAATATGTTTGCGGTGGTGGCGGGTGTCAATGGGTAACCATTTGTCGGTAACTAGGGGGATTTAACCTTTTAGGAGAAAGCCATGAACCATGCGATTAAAGATGTGATTGAATCCAAATACACCGTCAAGACTTTTCAAGAACGGGGCTACGATGAGGAAGTACCCATCATCGGATTTGCAGTTGAGGACTTAGAAACCGTCATTAAAAGCGTGGTCTTGGCTTGTGCCGAGCGGGTCACGGATGACCGAGAGCGTAAAGATATATTATCGTTAGCAAGTTAAGGGGGATTTATGTTAGTGAAGGAGAATACAAGTGAAAGTGGTCATTGGTATTTACCCAATGGCGATACAGCCTATCGCATCGTTGGCAAGAATGGCAAAGAAAGAAACACAACTGTCAAAGACGCAAGAGAACGGGGTTTATTGCCCTCAGTTACGACCATCATCGGGTGTGCCGCCAAGCCAGCACTTGATGTATGGAAACAACAACAAGCCATACTCGCTGCACTTACATTACCTCGCCTAGACGGGGAATCTGAAGAAGATTGGCTAAGTCGGGTTGTATCCGATAGCAAAGAAACCGCCAAACAAGCTGCCGAGCGTGGCACACAAATCCACGGCATCATAGAAGCGTTTTACGAGGGCGTTTACATCCCTGAGTTACCAACCTATGTCCGTGTTGTAGAAACGGCTATAAACGAGCATTTTGGGCAACAGCTATGGGTTGCTGAGAAGTCCTTTGCCCACGGTGGCTATGGCGGTAAATGCGACCTAATTAGCCGACCCCACTATCACCCCAAGACCGATGGGTTTGTAATTGACTTCAAGACCACCGAAAAGGATGTGGATAAGCTTGATACCTATTTTGACCACCATATGCAGTTGGCGGCTTACAGGCAAGGCTTTGAGATGCCTAACGCACGGTGCGCCATTGTGTATGTCAATGCCAACCAAAACAAGGCTAAACTACTAGAGATACCTGAAGATGACCTGAGAATCGGGTGGGAATGTTTTAGTCACTTGTTGGCCTTTTACAGGGCCAAAAACAAACTATAATGGCTACGGGGTGGTAGCTGGGCTTCCCCCGCCCAACCTTCACGGGCTATCACCCCACCCATTACGGGCAAAAGCGGATGCTGTACCTAAATGGCGAATATCGGTCGATTAGCGATATATCTGACAGACGCAGCGAGTAGCCCACCCCTTTACAGGGCGTTAAGCCGCCCCAAGAGGATGTGGCAAGTAGCGAGTTTTGCGGCTTTCTGCGTTACATGAAACAGTCCACCAAATCTTGCCCTGTCTTTTTACTCTTATACAAGACTTAGGGTTTGTCCTAATAAACAAAAGTTGATTATTTGTTAAACTGTAGGTGTTGTTTAACCAAAGGGGGATTTAAAAATGTTTACAACTTCTTATAACGAATCAACATCAGTTTATGTGTTTCCTTTAGCTAAGCCATCAGCACAGCAACAGCGTAAATTAGATTTAGATATGGCTATGGCACTTGACGCAGCTGGTGACCGCTATAAAGCACAAGGTAAATTCGAATCAGCTAAAGCTTGTTATGCTCGTGCAGCTGCTCGGTTTGCTAAAGCTAATTCTTAATTTAAATAGCCCCTACGGGGGCTTTTAGGGGGATTTATGAAAGACATTTTATTGGGTGTAATTGGGGGGTTGATTGCCTTTGGCATACCAGCAGTTGTCTATGTTATTCGTACAGGGGGTATATCGTGAGCTACATTAACACCATAACCATGGGCGATACGCCTGTCGATGTTTACGGCACAGAATGTTCAGCAGAACCCGATGTTGGTTTAATGACTGACTATGTTGACATTGAGGACTTAAAAATAGGCGGTGTAAGCGTCTATGAGTTGTTTGCGTCTTACGGCCTGTTGGATAAAGCGCAAGAATACATTAACGATGCTTGGGGGGGATAATGAACAAAAACGCACATATTTTTGAATTGGAATTAAGCACTAGAGCCAACAATGCTTTGTTGTCATACTCAGTATATGAAGATGGAACTTGGAAACATCAACCATTAGATACTGTTGGCAAACTACTTCAAAAATCAGAAAGCGATTTACTTAAAACTCCAAATTTAGGCAGAAAATCTCTTAACGAAATTATTTATGTTTTAAATGAGCGTGGGCTTAAATTAAGGGATTACAAAATTAAAGTAAAAGAAATAAAAAAAGTGCCAATGAGCGAGTTAAATTTGCGAGATTATTTTGCGGCTAAAGCTATGCAAGCAGATATAACAAATTATGAAAATAACACTAAATTTGGGCCTGATTTTTGGTCATGTGAAAACATTTCAAAAAGAGCATATAACATGGCTGACGCCATGATGGAAGCGAGGAAACAATGAACACACCATACAACACAGGCAAAGTAAAGATTGGCGTTTATTACGAGAAACCACGGTATGTTGAAGATGATATGGATATGCTACGGTTACAGTCTTATTTAATCCATGACCCCGCTCGTCTAAAGCGAGAGTATTGGACTAATAAAATCTTAATTTGGGTTGGGGTGTTTGTTTTAACTATCGCAATCTTGCAAAGCTAATTGTCTAGCTTCTTCAACCCGATTAAGCCATCCACGAATAAAACGGGCTTGGTCGGGTTTTCTTGCCACTATCCCTTGGTAAAAGTCTGTCCGAGCGTCTGAAAACTTTGCAACCAAGTTTTTAGTGTTTGCACCGTTAATCGCTGCCATAGTCCTAGGCCCGATAATTCCGTCAGCCAATACTCCGATAGCCTGTTGTAGCGTCTTAACGCTTCGCCCTGTTCCTGCATTAACGGCAAAATCGAATACCACATAATCTAGCCCTTTCGGTAAGACTTCACAGTAGGCAGCGTTCCAATACTTCTGTTTATACAGTTTACCGACCTTTTCGGGGGTCAAGGCACGCATATCGGCTTCGGATACAGGGTGACCTACAAATTCTTCCCAAACACGCTGGGTAACGCCTAAATTAGTTCTACCGCCTGAATCAAGCGGGTCGTTTACATAACCGCCTTCGTGTTTAAGCACACGGGCTAAACATTCCTCAAATCGGCTCATTTCTTAAGGTTTGCCATAATACGGCTACCAAACAGAAAGCCAAAGGCTATATTGGCAGCTTCTAAACCAATACGCTGTACATATTGGTCAACTGGTAAAAATAGGGTGCATAGTCCTACTACAATGACGGTCAACGCCCCGATATAACGGCTAGACGCTCTTAAATCAATTACCCATTGGCTAGGTTGCCCATATGGGTTATCGAGCTTGGCAAGGGCTTCTAAACGAGCTATTTCGCTGTTATCAAGCTGAATCTGCTCTGCAATAGTGGTTGGGCGAACTCCACCGTTAAAACGCCCTATGAGTTGTTTAATGCCTTCTACACCTACGGGTACTAACGCACCGATGATGGTTTCGAGAATCATCGTTTAAACACCAAATCGGCTATCCAAGTGACAAAGCCGCCAAATACCGATGCTGCCCCCATAATTGCCCAAAGACTTCCCTTAGACCGTTCTGCCATAGCAACCAATTTTTTAATATCGGCTTCCATGGTGTCAACCTTTTTTTCCATGGTTTCAAATTGGGCCACTAACTTACCGTATTTGTAAGGGTCGAGGAAGTCATCAGCCATATCATGCTTTCTTGCGTACAGTCTTGGTTGGTGCTTTTTTAACGGCAGGCTTGCGTCTTACAGTCTTTTTAGCTGGTTTTTCTTCCCATGTAGCAAAAACATCAGCCCAATACACTTTTTTAGTGTAGCCCATCTTATCAAATAACCAATCAATGACAAACATTATGCGCTCCATTGAGAAGTTGGTTTAACAGGCCATACTGGGTTAGCTACAGGGTGAACGGCTAATTGCCGTACTGCGCTACGGTAAGTTACATAATCTTGCACATTGACTAAATATG